TTGCCAGCAAGATATCAATAGAGGGTTGCAGGGCATCTATTGCTTCTCGGAATGTCATGCCCGATTCAACCATCTCAGCGAATGCACCGACGACACCAGATGCCAGAGCATTGGCATGCTGCCATGTAATGTCAAGCTTCCCAACGAGCTTATCAATCTCCTCATCAGTCAGGGTGCCGAGGGCACGTGCTTGATCTTGCATCTGTGCAGTGGCCGCAGCCTGCAGTCCGACAAGGATGGCATTGTATCCTCTTGCAGCCTGTTGCAGTGCGCCCATCATTTGATCATTCACACCCTGAAGCACCACGCCGGCATCTTTGGCACGCTGTGCCATGGCCAGATATTCTCGGCTCACTAATCCTGCAGCGGACTTACCGATGGAACCCATCTGCACCATGATGTTATCGATTTCTTCAATGGAGTCCGTGAACTCATCTGCGTTTCGTATGGCATGCTCAAACTGATCAACCATGGCACTCCACACATTACGCAGCTGCACACTAGTAAGTCTCGTGACACCTCCTAATATATCAATTGTCTTTGATAGCCGGTTTCCCTTACTGTCTAACGCATCGAGTTGCTCAACAGTCAGTTCAATGTCAGTATTCCAAGACTCTTGGAAGCCTTTGACACGACGCAGAGTATTCGCTAACACATCTGCATCGTTTTCAGCTTCAGCTAATGCTTTACCGATCTCAGCACCAATCTGAATTGCCAGGAGAATCCAGTCGCTTGCCAACTGGAAATTCATTTGCTGTGCCTTACCAGCGGACTCAGAGGCACGCTTCACAGCTTCAATACTGGTCACTAACTTTGCAGTCAGTGTGATAACAGTTCCAATGGTTCGTCCAACCTCACCAAAGGAATCGCCACCAATTTGTGCAAGGGCAACATACATCTGTGATGCCTCTGTCAAAGAGTCACCCAGTGTGCGTATATGTCCAGTCTGTTCTACAACTTTGGCTGATGTGCCAGTCAAGGCAGGAGACAGATCATCAGTCAACATGTCAGAAGCTTCTTGCGTTGCCTCTCCTGCTGACCACAAAGATTCTACGAAGGGTTTGATCGCATGTTCTGAAGCTTCTTTGAACCCCATCACTTCTAACTTGGGTTTCAACTTATCCGCTTCAGCCGCTAAGGCTTTGATGCGATCTGGCACTGCCTTATAAGCATCAGCGTAGTCTTCAACAGCAATTTCAGACAGGCCCATATCTAGAGCGATGTCTTTGACCTTATGCCCCAACTCGAGATGCTTATCAATGCTGATTTTCTGTGCATCAGTCAGATTGCCTACATCACGTGCCGCATCTGCCCAATCCTTATGAATGTCTGTGAGTTTCTTTGCCAGATCTTTTGCAGCTTCAATTTGATCTTTGGTCTGTGTGACATGCTTTGCACCAGCATCAATAGCCAGCTTAGTATCACGAACAGTCCCAACTAACCCCATGCTGACATCATTGAGAGGCTTTTTCAGCGCCTCAATAGCCACACGGTTGGTTTCCACACTCTTTGCCATGCCAAACACCACAGGCGTGGCATCCCGGAATTTATCAGCCGCCAATCCAACCAGTGCGCGTGCCTCTTTGAATTCATCAAGGAATACATCCAGCACTGCATTGGCTACTTTGAAAGGAACCACTAACAGTTCAAGTTCCTTCTTCACCTCGGATATTCCGACATTCGCTAATGCCTTTAACACAGGGATTAGTGCATTCACTTCACCTGTAAAAGCATTGAAAACCCACAGCACCGATCCTTTAATGATGGTATAGACATCATTAAAGAAGTCGAGCACAGGGTCGAGCATGTCAAAATAATTAAGAGCAGAAACAAGAGCCGCTACGGCTCCGATAGTCAAAGTGATTGGATTGATCAAGAGAGCCAGAGCACCAGCCACACCGCCAATACCAGTGCTTACTGTGATGAGCACTGGTGCCACAACTGTCCAAGCCGTAATCAACTGTCCTGCCACAAACAGAACAGGTCCAGCGGCTGCTAAGACGGCTGCTAATGCAATCGCTGTATTCTGGATTGGCGTAGGCAAAGTGGTAAACCACTTGACCATCTCACCAACCTTCTCAATCAACGGCACCGCCAGACTGAGCACTGTGCCAAAGGCAGGTGCCAGCGCATCACCAAGTTTGATAGCAGTGGTTTCTAATGCAGCAGTAACTTGGTTCCATCGCATGACCTGCGTGCCTGCCATGGCATCCGTAGCAGATTGCAGTGTGCCTGTTGACCCTTTGACTTGATCAAGAACATCAGCATAGGTCTCGGCCTGCTGTCCTGCAGTGCCCATGACATTACGCAACGCTTCAATGCGCCCAAAAACATCCGTCAATCCTGTCTCATTACCTTTGAAGACTGTTGAGAGATGTATCAGGGCAGCCGTCAAACCTTTTTCTTTCACTTCAGCGCGCAACCCCGCATAGGACATACCAACAGATTGCAGCGCAGCCGTGCCCTGATTGGTTTCCTTCAGCAATGCACTAAACACACTGCTCAACTGTGTCACGGCTTCAGCAGCAGGCACACCAAGCTTTGTCAGTGTCGCGATGTTCGCACCAACTTCCTCGAAGCTCACACCCATCTGCGCCGCAATAGGCACGACATTCGCCAGGGTTGGTGCCAATTCTTTAGCTTCCGCACCGCCTAACTGCACAGCCTTCGTTAAAATATCTGCAGCACGCGCGGCTGTAATATTTTGAGAACCATAGGAATTGATCACTGCAGTCAGTGCACCAGCCACATCCAATGCAGTGCCCATCCCAGCCGCAGAACCTTTCGCGGAGATGTCAAGAATTTCTAAAGCGACACTAGTATCTGCAACTGTTGATGAAATCTTCGTCATAGCATCCGCTAGTGCTTGTGGACCGATGCCCACAGCCGGAGCTAAGTCTAAGATATGTTGCTTGACGCCTTCGAGTTCACCACTGGAGACACCAGCTAATGACACAAGGCGCACCATACTCGCTTCGAAATTACTGCTGAACAATGTAGCTGCACCAGCCGCAGCCACGAACGGGGCCGTAATCCCGATGGTTAAGGTGCTACCAGCTTTAGATAGTGAACTGCCAATGTCTGACAGATTGCCATGGAATGCCTTAAGCGAGGCACTAGCATCATCTTCAAGTGTGATGCGTCCAGCAAGAGTCCCAATATCAATCATGGTTCTGACCGCTTAAGACATTACAAGAGTCTGCCCACATCTGCATGATGAACAACTGGTCTTCAACTGTTTGTGTCTTTTTGCGCTCTCCAAATTTCAGTAAGAAATCTTTGACAGGCTTCGGATGTTTCCCATGGGTTGCTGTGGTGTAGATCATTTCCCGAACACCAGCAAACAACCAATCGAGTCTGTCTTCGCCTATAGGTTCAAGAGAAAAGTAAGCTTCCCACGCCATCAACTGTCTGGCCGTCATCCCCCGGAGCATCTTCTCGACATTTGGTTCCTTGAAGATGACGGCCAGCTTATGTGCAAAGCGCCTGCGTGGCGAGCGCTTTAACCGTTTTTTTGGTTCTCAGCCTCAGTAGGTTCGTCTGCCTTCTTTGTTTCCAGCCCGTTCATCTTCAAGATCTGCTTGACCACCTTGAGGATTTCACGCACGGACTTCTTCTTCAACTTCTCGATGTCTTTCGGGTTGCCAATGTGCTGACCCTTCGAGTTGACAATGCACTTGATGAACAACCGAATGCCAGCGGTCTTCTTTGCTGACGTATCATTGGCTTCCTGCCACTCGATGAAGTCTTCCGCATTGAGTGACACAATTCGGACTTGCTTGCCCCATGCCTCAATCGTGTCATACTCCACGTCGTTCGTCTCGAAGATCTCGTCCATCGATTCTACGACACCGGGGTTGGTGATTGTTTCCTGATCGTTCAAAGCGGTGCCGTCTTCTGTTGCCATGACTGAATCCTCCTGAAGAATAAAGTTTCGATGGACGAGATACATGGATTACCCGAACACAGTTGCGCCGATTGTCATCTTGCCGCTCATGCGCACATCAAGGTCCGCCGTGAGGCGTCCATCAACAGGTGCATGCGGCTGGAACTTCTTGACCTGACCGCTCATGATCCATGCAATGGATGGAGTCACCTGCGGGAACGTAACGCGCCAGCCCGTCATCGTGTTGTCTTTCAACAGCTTCTGAACACCAGTCAGGTGATCATGGGTGTTGTGGTCAGGCACCCAGCTAAGAACTGTTGAGAACAGACTGCGACGCAGCACACCAGTGGTGTATGAGTCGATGTCTTCATTCTGAGTCGTGCCATCGAAGTCGTTGCGGGACAGTTCAGGAGGCGTGATGTCTCCCAACTCTGCAAGGTCGGTGAACGCTCCACCCGGAGTCAACTGAACCGCAAGCAGTGTGCCATGGCCTGATTTCTGATTTACTGACATGTGTGAACTCCCTTCGCGGCACTACTTACGAGGGCCGCTTAACTGCCGAAATGTTAAACCCACTTCTAGGTCGCTGCGCTGCAGCATCGAGAGGAAAATCGAAAACCTCCTGATCTGCGGTAATCTCCTGATACCACGTACCGCTAAGCTCGATGTTGCGCACAACCATCAAGTTTGCACGAATAGCTTTAGCCTTATCTTCAGCAATCGTTGGGTCAGAAGCCGTAACTATGATCTGTGCCCCCGGCTTGCTATACCCGAGGGCAGAGTCCTGCACCAACTGATTACCTTCTCCACCTGTCTGTGTCATCTGAATATACGGACCCGCACCTGTCGGAATTGCTGCCTTTGGACCTTTGAAAAAGTTAGTTGATGTGACTAACCCTGCCGTCATCAACCGGGCTTTCACTTCTTCAACAAACCCCATCTACAAACTCCTCATGAGATTATTGAAGTGCACACGCTTTGCAATGCGTGCAGCCATATACTTAGCGGACTCTTTCAACACACTTTCCAAATACTTGGCTTGACCAATAGGATGGAATGCCTCGAGATCTTCATGCACGATAACAGCATACTCAGAGGCAGCACCACCATATGCCAATGTGACTGAAATATTTCCACCGCTCTTTTCTGGATCTTGCACAAACCCACTAGCACGCAGCACTCCTGTATCTACAGGCACACGGCGCTTCGATTCTGTCATCTCAATCTGTGCTTCCTGATAGATAGCTTTCGCTACGGCATCAGGAAACTGAGAAGATAGAGAACGCAGCTTCCCTGCCATCTGCGAGACACCAGTGACAGTGAAAGGCATTAGGTCAGTGCCTCTTCCATGATGTCTTCTTCAACAGGTGGATTCGCCCACCGATCAATCACTTGGGTGATCACATCCGCAAACTTAGCTCCGATGTTTTCCCACCGGAATCGTTCTTGTCGTGCCAGCATCACACCCTTATCGCGGAGAATGACACGCTCAGAAGGGTTCTGATACAAGTGCTGGAGTGTCTCCACAGTCTGGTCACGATCCATCACACCACCAACTGTATTGATATTCGGCTGCACGAGTAGTGATGAGCAGTCCACCATCGCGGCCGCTTCGGCTGCCCATTCCCCGAGGGCAGACCACTGTGGCAACACACAAGGCGTGCCGCAGGCCATAGCTTCGAGTATGGGCAACCCCCAGCCTTCGCCTAGCGTGGTGGACAGATAGACATCAAACAACCCATAGACCTTCGCCATGACTTCTTCAGTCACGCCATAGGTTGGATTCGGGTCTGGCACCAGCACGCGGCCTTTGATACCAAAATATTCTGAGAGAGACTTCAAGTTATAGCAGTCATCTCCAGTCGGGGCACTATGCAACCAGAGCACGGCATCTCTGACGTCATACTTATGCACCCACTCTGCAAAGTATGAGATGGTCAGATCAAAACGCTTACGTGGTTGATTGCGCCCCACGGTGCCCACCACATAGGTGTCTCGTGGCAGTTCATACTTATCAAAAATGGGATAGAGCATCTCTTGGCGCAATGCTCCACGGTCTGGTAGTTGATAGATGGATAGATCTACCCCGAGCGGAAGCACCGTAGATGATCCAGTATGCCCGCCTAACTCTGCCTGTTCACGCGCGTAATTCGTCCAGAAAATTGCCAACTGCAACCAATTCAGGGCAGTGCCCTGACAGTTCTTGCCATCGACCGCCACCACGCCAACTACAGGAATATTGATGCCTGCCAGTTCTTTGTAATAGAACGGGAAGTTCCAAGGATCTTGCTGGATGATGATCACATCAGGTCGCAGTTGCACCGCCAGATTATGAATGCGACTCACACCAAAGAAATCACCACCAGAAATACAGCTATACACCTTGAATGGATAGACCCGCTGGTCATACCAATCGCCAGGATAGTTGATGCCCAAGACATGGACATCATAACCAGCCTTCACCAGCCCATTGCAGTAGTTGTGCGTAGCACGAGAGAACCCTGTCGCAGCAATGGCATCACCACAGAACAGCACGCGTTTGCGGCTCACGCGGCACCTACTTCTACATGCTCATTGACAATGACAGGATGATGCGCCTTGAAATCCATTACTGCACCACATGGGCAGTGCGTCACTGTGATCGGACGGTCTTCCAAATATCCCCATCGCGGACAGTGCCAACACTGCCATACTCCACGATGCACGATACTGCCTTGTCTTTCTTCAGGTCTGGCAATAACACCAACCCACTTCACCCAAACGGGTCGATGTCCATCACGATCTGCTTTCGCAATAACATCCATCATCCAGTCATAATCATGGGTTGTCTCAATGCGGGTATGCATCGGCCCAACGTATTCACGAGGGGCAGCAATACAACACCCACTAATGAGACAGGCACGCATGCGTGGAATATCCCAAAGGCGTGCACGATTTGGAGCTAAGAACTGCCAGATGATTGGTCGGCCTGGATTATCAGCACAAATAGGGCGCATCATG